ATACTCGTTCTGCCCACGTTCAGCATCATGCCACATCCTATAAAAATGGTTCATACCATGAGGTGTGGATACTATTATAACTTTTGTAGATTTACCAGAAGATATTGTAGGATACACAGATGCAAAGAAGTCATCAGCTAGATGATTCTGCACGAAAGCAAACTCATCAAGAAATATTATATTGAATGACATACCTCGAACTGCTGATGCAGATGTTGATGCTGCTATTATTTTTGATCCATTTTCTAATTCGAGTGAACCTTTATTCCATGCCACAATTCCTTGTTGCATCCACCTCGGCAAGTTCTCATACGCCATCTGTAATCGTCCGAGCAGATCTCTAGCAGTCGCTGCCTTGTTTGCAAGGATTCCGATGTTGACATTATCATTGAAAATAGCATAGTGTAGAAGGTATGATACCACAGTCGTTGACTTACCAGTCTGACGAGGCATCTTGCATATATTAAATCTATTCTTATGAAATCTTTTGAGTAATTTTTTCTGATACTTATACATGTTGAAGGACACCAATCCTTCGTCCACGTTTACAATTTTGATATGTTTCTCAGTAAAATATACAGGATCACTCTTACATTTGAGAAACTCTACAATATGTTCCTCTGTAAATTCTTGTGTGGTATTTGCCTTCTTTAGATTTGGATTACCAAGATAGATGTCACTTTGAGGCATTACTTATTAAAATAACTATCGTCGTAGGGACCTGACACTTCACCTGCTTTTTTCAATCTCTCCCACTCCCTTTTATTAGCTTCTAAAGATTGGTTTTTATTTATTTCCTTAGATTTTTTCTCTACATTTATATTTTTTGCTTTATCTCTTTTATTTTTGAAATACTCTCTTGTTGGGTCTTTCTTATTATGTCCCCACGATTTAGAATCTTTCTTAGGTCCCTCAAAACCTGGTAATTTCTTTTGTCCAGGACTATTTCTCTTTATCATATTTACTACAGGAGTTACTATTCTATTTTTTGCAAATTTAATTCCACCTAAAATTCCTCCCACTACTGATTTTCCTAATCCTGGTTTATCACCTGGCATCAATGTCTCATCTAAAACAACTGCATCATCTATAAACTGTGCAAAAGTTTTACCCTCTCTTACACTGAATGAACTTTTACCATACGCTGCTGCTGCACCACCGATAGCACTTTTTGCAGTATTCTTGACTCTCTTTGCTAACTTACTTCTTTTTTCCTTTGCTTTTTCTTCTGCATCCTCTGCTTTTTTTCTTCTTTTCTCATCAGAATTTTGATCAATATCTCTTCTTAAATCACGATCCTTTGAGTCTTTAGGTAAACCAGGTCTTTTTGCACCTTGTTGTGCACCTGATGTTACAGTGTTTTTCTTTGGATCAACAGTTTTCTTACCACTGTTTGTCATAGATCCTACATTTGATTTTTTCTTAGCAAGGTCACCACCGACTTCAGTTGCTTTTACATCTATAGTCTGATCCTTTGCTTCGGGTTCTGGTTTTGTTATCCCTGCTCTTGCATCTTTCACAGGAGTCAATGCACTACTACCTGTTTTTTTGATATCAGAACCCTTAGTAGTTGCTAAAGCACCACCCTTCTTAGGTTTTTTTAATCCTTTTTTTGCTTTGATAAGATCTTTATTTTTTGTATATGCAGCAGACATCCTTGCAGCGAGTCCAGATGCTTCTTGCATCTTTTTCCTTTTCTGTATTCTTTTTATTGCATTATTGAGGGACTCTTCTATCATGATTTTTCTGAATCATTATTATTTAGAATACCTTTCTTCAACATTTTTTGTAAATCTGACGTGCTACCAACAAATAGTGCATTGTTGGTTACCTTCTTAGGTCCTTGATCCTCTTCTAATGCCTTCATTTTTTTCTGAAGATCTACTAATTTATCTGTGGTGTCTGCTACATGTTTTATAAGTTGACCTGCAACTTCATATGCTCTGGGATGCTGTGAGTCTGAACATACATCAAGTATACCATCTACCGCTTCTTGTCCTTTCTCTACTAAACTGTATAATTGTGCACGACTATATTCGTAATCCTTTTGAGGATCATCTTCTTGAGATTTTTTAGCAATCTTTTTAGGTTTGATACGTTGATCAATCTCTGCCTTTACTTCAAGTGCCTTGTCGATAGCATCGTAATTTTCCATTAGACATCTACATCCCGTCCTAATGTTGGACTATATGTTTTACCGTCAGGTCCGAAGAATGATTTTGTTTCACTGAATCCAAAATCATCACCAACTGGTATGAGTTCATTATCAACAGCGTCTACTTGATTCACGATAGCACCATCAAAGTGTTCAGTGATGGTTGATCCGTATTGCCCTCTCTTGACAATAACGTTGATACCATCAATCTCATTTATATACATGACTTCACTATCTATCTGAATGTAAGTCTTGACAGAGAGAGAAGCAGCAGAGTTTACTTTGACAAGTGTTTTTGTTTTATTGATATCTGCTGTAATTGTTGTAGCAGTGTCATCATTATAATCTTTTGTTGCTGTAGGTGTAACTGTATATCTTTGTGCTCGTGGTGCTCTTATATTTGTAGCATAATCTATTTGTACTTTCTTTATTAAACCAGATTCGTCAGTTGGAACCTCTTGATAGAAATATGTTTTGCAAACAAAATCAAGATCATATTGTATGAATCTTCGTGTTGAAAAATCACCCTCGTACTCATCTACAAATGACACATTTCTAAGGGTGAATGGTATATCTCTTTTCTCATCTGCACCCTCAAGCATATTTACTGTTACCTGATATGAGGGTTGGAAAAATGGTAATATCTGTTCTATAATTTGTAATGCATCATCTTGTAATTTTGTAGCAAAACTAAGTCTGAATCCTATGTCATATGGCACAGGAAGAAACATTTTCTTTACTTTCTTTTTATCATCAGGAGTTTGAAAAAAGAATTTTTGTATTGGTGATGCTTTTCTAGATGGATCGTATGTATATGATTGCAACTCAAAAGATAATCTTGGTAGTGTGATAGCAACATTATCATCAAAATTAGATTGTTGTTCTACCCGTGCCAAAAATCTTTGCATAGGACCGTATGCAATTGGCACTTTGACAGTGCTTATTGATTTACCATCTGAAGCAAATTTTTTTATATTGATATTATTAAACAATGTGCCGAAAGCAATAACAGACTTTCTTATTGTTTCATTGTAGAAAAAATTACCTATCATTATACTTCACCAAATGGATTCCTTTCTGTAAAGTCTAGAATACTTGAATCCGAGAAGGTTTGTATCTCGTCACCTGTATTCACAACGTCGTCATCATCATAGTTGATGTTATTTAGAACATACTGTGCACCACTTGTTCCTGTAATGACTTCACCCACAGAGAATTTCTTAGATAGATTACGAGCAAGAAGTGTGCCTGTTGTGACATTCCAATTAGTAACAAAAGCAGTAGAGAGAGAAGAGGAACCAGTTATAACTTCACCATATTGATATGTACCTACTCCAACTGTAGATCCAGAACCAACAGTGATAGTTGGTGCAACTGTATATCCGAAACCTGTATTTGTCATCTCAATTCTATCCACTTGTCTCGTGGTTGTATTGATAAACGCTGTACCGATTGCTGACGTGCCAAACTGAGGTGCAGCAGTGATTGAAACGGTTGGATTATCAACGTAGTTTGAACCTGCTGATGTCAAAGTAACAAATCCCACACCACCAAATGTTGCGATACCAGCTATCGCTATAGTACCAAAACCTTTTCCATCTTCAGGTATAAACTGAACAGTGGGTGGTGTGGTGTAACCTGCACCTGCATTGTTTATTATAATACGATCTACAGTCACAGTTCTGAAAGAAGATGTTCCTCCAGTGTGAACAAATGCGGTTGCTGTTGCTTGTTGACCACCACTAGGAGGTGGTGATATTTGCACTCTTGGTGCGTTTGTATATCCACCACCACCTTGCACAATATCAATTTTATGCACACCACCATTGACGATAGTTGCAGTAGCAGTTGCCTGTGTTCCAGCTGGAACCAACGTCATTGTTACGTTATAACCTGCAGTTTCAAAGTCGTCATCTATGACATTCAATCCAGTGTTTATCTCCTCCTCACCGTACTCGAATGGTTCGAGAGTTAATTTATATGTGTAATTTTTTTGTAGTTGATAAAATTCATGAACATCATCTACATACTTTATCTCAAATAATATATCTCTCAACGGAAAATATATCAGATCTCCTTCCAATGGTCTTGTAGGATCTTTAGATAAACCTGTGACACCAGATAAAAGAGGTGTGATATATTCTCTATATCTTTCTTGTGATATAAGAACATCCATACTAGCTGTTGATCTTACACCAAATTTTGTAAGTAAATTATATCCAGAATCAAAACCTTCGTATGATTGTATATAACCTTCTAGTGGAAATGACTTATCAAATTTAGATGTTGTGACCTCTCTCAATACAGTTTTTGTGTTCACAAAAATGCGAGGCATGTAGATAAACTCTATGCCATGTATTTGAATAGTCTCATTAGCAAGATCCTGTAGGAGTCTTTGCTCACCTTTGCTACCCTGTAAAAAGAAAGGATTGAGTGCCATTAGTTTTCTTTACGTGTTCCTGGTCCGTCTAGATCAAGTTTAATTTTTCTCAAAATACCTGGCACATCCTTTAGCAATGGATTGATTTTAGAATTTATATCTTTGCCAAATTTTTTCTTCCCTGCCATTTCAAGGAATTGTTTAAGTGTTTTCATTATCCTATAAGGTCTAGTGGTGGTAATTCAAATTCATTATTCATCTTACTCTCTAGTTCATTTATCTCACCAACACCATCTTCATATATTTGTCTACCATTGAGTTCTACACCGCCTGGTAATTTTACACCTTGATACTTGATTAGGTTTTGACCCCACTGCTTCTTGAGTTTTGCAGTAAAGTATTTTTTGATAAATCTATCACCAAATATTTTTGGGAAATCATTTGGGTCTAGAATTCTATAACATCTTATGACAAGATAATCACCAATCTGCATTGATGCTGCATCTACATCAAGATACAATCTACTTTGTCTTCTATTAAATCTAATCTGTTTGTCAGGATGTAATATAAAATCAATGTCCTCAAGATATCTTTTGATCTGTGTATACTGTAATAACTCCATAGAACTGAAGTAGTATATCTCATTCAAGAATAGTTGATAGTTGATGTTGAACATGTTTGTGCTTATCACACGATTGTCCAACTTGAATACTCTCTCTATTCCAATGACAGTATCAGGAACTTGAATGTAATTTTGATTTTCTTCAAATGTATGTGTAGTTGCACCAATACCTGTTATGGTAGTTGACGCTGTGGTGGTTGTAATACCTGTAGCAACATCATCTCTTCTTGCCTTTATTCGGTCAACAAGATCTTCTGTCACCTTGTACTTGAGGTACATCAGTTCAACACCATCCATGTGACGGTCTTGATATAATGTAAAGGTATCATCTAGTGCATCTTCAATCTGTTCATCAGCAACGTTGATCTCCAACACAGGATGACCTAATTGCCTTTTCCCGTATTCAATTAGTTCTGCTCTAGTGGTGGGTGATGCCATATGAATACACTATTTCTGTTATTTATGCGGTACGTCTGATACATACATCGACCTCATCACCTACTGTGAGACCTGTAGCATCAGTAAATGTTACAGATGGACTTCCTATACTAAAATCAATACCTTTGAATAATTGGATACCATTGACATATACTTGCATATTATCTGAACTAATGTCAGTGGATGTTGGAGTAAAGTTTGTTTGTTGATCTGTTGCAACGAAAGCATCTTCTGCATTATCACAAACTATTTCTACATGTGCCCCCTCTGCACAGGGTGTTACCAAGGTCACAGGAGCAGCAACACCAAAGTCAGTACCAACTCTTTGTTTTACACCATTGACAAATACTCTAAAGTTTTTCTGGGCTGACAGACTTCCAGAGAGAGGAAATAATACCTGACCTTGTGTCGCTGTAAAGTATTCCTCATCAATCGTATGACCGAAGTAAACCACGGAAACGACTTCATCACCTACCCCCAATCCTTCTTCAAATGTAATTGTAGAATTACTTGATGTTGTATAGTCCTTTGTTGAACTAGCACCTTGTGGTCTTTGTTTTACACCATTCACAAATACTTGAGCACTAAAGGTATTCGTGCCATCATTGTGAGGATGAGGTGTGGAGAATACTGTTTGTCCTTGAGTTGCTGTCTGAATACCTGCAGAGATAGTTGTTGCAGCACCTGCAGCACCACCTCCTCCACCACCTGATAGAGTTTTGAATGAGAGAGATCCATTTCCATCTGTA